AGATTCTGTGTTACCATTAACCTATACTGACAAAGGTTAACAACATGACAACATTTACTGTTGAACAAAAATCACAGCTTGCCAAACTTATGGCAACTGAGAATCTTACCGTTGAACACCAAAAAGTTCAAACGGCTATGTTTGATACTAAAAACCGTGTTCTCTATTTGCCAATTTGGCAAAATATGTCTGGTTACCTTTATGATCTTTTGACAGGTCATGAAGTTGGCCACGCTTTGTATACTCCCGCTGAAGGTTGGCATGATGTTGCTGCTGACAAAAGCAAAGGTCGTGGTTATAAATCATTCTTGAATGTCCTTGAAGATGCTCGAATCGAAAAGAAAGTGATTCGTAAATATCCTGGACTTCGAATGTCTTTCCGTAAAGCGTTCAATGATCTTTTTGAGCGTGATTTCTTTGGCATAAAAGATAAAAATATCGATCAGCTTTCATTCATTGATCGTTTAAATCTTTACACAAAAAGCCAATATTCACTTGACATACACTTTACCGATCAAGAGCAATCTATGGTCGAAGAAGTTAAAGCACTTGAATCTTGGGAAGATGTTGTTGCTTTGACTGAAAAAATTTATCAGTATTCAAAAGAAGAGCAATTCGAAATTGAAACAACTCAAGATTTTTCCAATTCTAATGGTTCTTATGATGGTGAAGAATTAGACTTTGACGATTACGATTCTCAAGAAGAAGATTTTGACACCGAAGCCGATTCAGAAACCAGTAAAAACGAAAAAGGTGAAGAAGCCGATTCAGAACAAAATGGTAAAAAAGAAGATGATGAATCTGATGGTAAAAAATTGTCTGGTAGTGCCTCAAATAATCAGAAACAATCAGAGAATTCTGAAGCCTTTGAAGATTTTGATCCTGTCTGTGAAACGGATAATGAGTATCGAAAGAATGAAAATAAACTAATTGATGAGAAGTGCAAACCTTATTTGTACCTTCAAACACCTACGCCAAATTTAAATACGATTATCACTCCTGCTAAACGTGTCCAACAATTGCTTAGTGAGAGTTTTGATAATCAAATGGCAGCTGGCAGATTCACGGCCGCTGATGTGAATAGGTTTGCTCAAGAATTCAAAAACAAAAATGAAAAGTATATCAATCTTTTGGTAAAAGAATTTGAAATGCGTAAAGCTGCAAAATCTTTTAGTAAGGCAAAACAATCTGACACTGGCGATATTGATGTTTCTAAACTTTCTTTGTATAAGTTTGATGACAATATTTTCCGTAAATTGACCATTGTACCTAAAGGCAAATCTCATGGTTTGATTCTTCTTTTGGATTATTCTGGTTCTATGTCACAGAATATGTCGGGATCCATTGAACAGATTCTTGTGTTGTCAATGTTTTGCCGTAAAGTGAATATTCCTTTTCATGTTTACGCTTTCTCGAATTGCAACACAGCATGGTACATTGACAATGGTCATGATTATCATACGAAACAACCAAAAGCATTTAGTGAAAACCCTAAAGAACTTGGTACAACCAATCTATTGCTTCGTGAGTATTTGAATTCAAATATGTCAAATGCTGAATTCAATAAGTCTTTGAAAAATATGATTCTGTTGAAAATGTCCTATCTTCCTAGGTCAAACAGGCTTATTTTCAGGCCTCAAAGTGAAAGTATGTCGAATACTCCTTTGAATGAATCGATAATTGCTCTGAAGCCAGTTATGGAAAAATTCAAAAAGTCAAATAATTTAGACATTACAAACTTGGTTATTGTCCATGATGGTGATGCTGATGATCTTGGTTATTACCACAAAGAAGTAAAACCTGATGATGTTTACGAAAGAAAACACCATTGGTATAATACTAATTCTGAAAATGTATTTCTGCAAGACAAAAAAACTAAATTTCAATCTAAGGTTGATGGAAGTTTGAATCAAGTTTTGTTGAAATGGTTTAGTGAAACGACTGGCTCAAAAATTTTTGGATTTTATATTGTTCCACCATCCAATCTTAGCCGTGCAATCAATACCAAGTATTTTGATGAAGATAGAAAACCTTTGATTTTCAATCACATTGGTATCTACGATCAAAAGAAAGAACTGATGAAGAAATTTAGAAAAGATAAATTCCTTGTTTCTAAAAATCCTGGATTTAACTCTTTCTTTTTCATAAATGGTGGTGATGATCTTTTGACTGAAGAAGAATCAATTGAAATTGATGGTAAAATTACCTCATCTAAACTTAAAAATGCTTTTATGAAGTACAACAAAAACAAGCAAACCAACCGAGTCCTTGTTTCCAAATTTATTGAAGGTATTGCTTCTTGATGTTGTTATGTGGCAACAGCCCTTGACAGAGGGCTGTTTTTTTGATATAATAGTTGTACAACATTGATACGGAGTTTACATTATGACAAAGCGTGAATTGACCCGCCAGAAATTCTTCGAAGCTCTGCAAGGTCTTGGCAAAGCTCAAGTGACAAAATCGGAGATTAAATCGGTTTGCGAAAGTGTTGGTATTTCCAGTGCTTCTTTCTTTACGAAAGATGAAACAAATAAAATTTCCCGTGGATTGTATCGAGTGCCTACTGCAACGACCACGATTAATATGCAGGCACAAATCATTCCGATGAGTAAGGTTGTGGAAAAATCTTCGAATAAAATTGCTAATGTTCAGACTGACCTGGACAGCATTGATCTTGTACCTAAACAGTACAAAAACTATGTGCCTTTTGGTGACTTTGAAGATATCGTTTCTATCGTTTCTTCGAAAAAGTTTTTCCCAGTTTTTGTCACAGGCCATTCTGGTAACGGTAAGACCATGAGTATCGAACAAGCCTGCGCTAAAGCAAAACGCAAGTTTATTTGTATCTCAATGACACCTGAAACCGATGAGGGCGACCTTCTTGGTAACTATGTTCTGATTGATGGTAATATGGAATGGCGTGATGGTCCTGTGACAACAGCGGCTCGTCAAGGCGCTGTTCTCTGTATCGATGAAATTGATTATGGTGCTCAGAATCTATCCTGCCTTCAACGTGTCCTAGAAGGTAAACCTTTCATGCTCAAAAAGAAAGGTGAACTAATTGTTCCTGCTGAAGGTTTCACCATCTTTGCTACTGCAAATACTAAAGGTAAAGGTTCTGATGACGGTCGTTACATGTTCACCAATGTTTTGAATGAAGCGTTTCTTGAGCGTTTTCTGAATACGTATGAACAGAAATGGCCTCCGGTCAGAACTGAAAAGAAAATTATTGAGAAAGAACTTCAATCGGTTGGCCGTGAAGATTCCGATTTTGCTGATAAACTGGTAATGTGGGCTGATACGATTCGCAAAACCTTCGATGACGGTGGCTGTGATGAAGTGATTTCTACTCGCCGTTTGGTACACATTGTCAATACATTCGGTATTCACAATGATAAAATGAAGGCTATCTCTCTCTGCCTAAATCGTTTTGATGATGACACCAAAGCAAGTTTTCTTGACTTGTACACCAAAATCGATAGTGGTATAAACCTTGATGAAGTTCCTGCCGCTCCGCCGGTACAAAATACAATTGACGAAGAACAACCATTCTAATCTAAATGGCCTATCGGTGAAGATAGGCCATTTTTTTATCTTTTGCCTGAGTAAGTGTTGACAATCTATAAAGGTAATTGTATAATCGTAATACTTGAGAGAAAGGTCTCCTCTCAATGATATCAATGTGAGGCCAATTAATGGAGTTTGTTATGTCCAACTATTCTAATATGTCTGCTAAAGAAAAAATCTTGGCCTATCTTTCGAAAGAAGATGGTTACAATACTTTGACCGTGGCACAAGCTCGTGCCCGATTCAAAATCGATAACGTGACTGCCCGCATCGATGAACTTCGTAAAGAAGGATACGCTATCTACACCAATCGCAAAACTCTTGCTGATGGTCGTAAGATTCAATACTACAAACTGGGCAAGCCAACTAAGAAAGTTGTTGCTGCTGGTGTAGAATACCTCCGTATGCAAGGTATCAATGCTTTTGCCTAATTTAGGTTAAAAAAAGCATCGAGGAAGTAATACATATAGGTGTTACTTCCTCTTTTTATTTTATGGGTGAATTATGGAAATTGAAGTTAAAATTGATGAATTGAGAAAAAATAAAATATTCATCGCCACACCAATGTACGGCGGAATGGCACATGGCTTGTATGTCAAGTCTTGCCTAGATTTACAAACAGTCATGTCAAAATATGGCGTTGAAACCAAATTTTCATTTCTGTTTAATGAATCACTCATTACCCGAGCAAGAAACTATCTTGTAGATGAATTTCTTCGTTCAGGTTACACACACTTACTTTTTATTGATTCAGATATTCATTACAATCCTCAAGACGTTCTTGCTCTTTTGGCTTTGGATAAAGATATCATCGGCGGTCCATATCCAAAAAAATCTATTAACTGGGGTAATGTAGCTTCTGCTGCTCGAGCTCATCCAGGAATGGAACCAAAAGAACTTGAAAATCTTGTTGGTGAATATGTGTTCAATGTAGTAAAAGGCACACAGCAGTTCCAAGTTACTGAGCCCCTAGAAGTTATGGAAATTGGAACAGGATTCATGTTGGTCAAAAGAGAAGTTTTCGAAAAGATGGAAAAAGAATATCCAAACATTCGATACAAACCCGACCATGTGGGTCAAGCGAACTTCGACGGTTCACGATACATTCATGCATACTTCGATACAGTGATTGATACTAAAGAATCGATTACTGGCGGTGGTTCTGACCGTTATCTAAGTGAAGATTATATGTTCTGCCAAATGTGGCGTAAGATTGGTGGAAAAATCTATCTGTGTCCATGGATGAGAACACAACATATTGGCACTTATGCTTTCACAGGTAATATGCCTGCTGTAGCTCAGTTTACTGGAAGGTTGTAATGGCAGAAGAAGGAAGAAAGTTTGATGGAGGCAAACTGGAATACGGTTTGCTTCCACCTTTGGCTTTAAAAGCCACTGTTGACGTTTTAACTTTTGGTGCTCAAAAGTACGAACGTGATAACTGGAAAAAAGTACCTGATTCAAAACGTAGGTATTTTGATGCCATGCAAAGGCACATATGGGCATGGAAAGAAGGTGAGGTAAATGATCCTGAATCTGGTCGCCATCACCTCGCCCATGCTATGTGTTGCCTCATGTTTCTATACGAACATGATATACTTTATTCAGTGAATGACAAATCTTAATTATGGAGTAAATTATGAAGTTATCGAATGACACACTATCTGTTTTGAAAAACTTTGGTTCAATCAATCAAGGTCTCTTTTTCAAAAAAGGCAATACACTAAAAACTGTATCATCTCATAAAAACATTCTTGCACAGGTCGATATCAAAGAAGATATTCCAACTGACTTCGGTGTTTATGATCTGAACAATTTCTTATCTGTAGTGTCTCTACACAAAGATGACCCATCTTTTGATTTTGATGATAAGCACGTTGTGATTGTCGGAAACAAAGGTCGTAGTAAAATCAAATATCGTTTTTGTGACCCAAAAATGATTAATACACCACCCGAAAAAGAAATCGCCATGCCTGAACCTGAAATCAAATTCGAGTTCTCGGCTGAAGATTTTGATTGGGTTCTTCGTGCTGCATCGGTTCTTTCTTCACCTCATGTGGCGATTCAATCTGATGGCAATGAAGTTCACATTGTAACACTTGACCTTCAGAATGATTCTTCGCATACTGATTCGTTGAAACTTGATGTGAATGGAAATGGCAACAAGTATAAGATGATTTTCAAAACAGAAAACATCACCAAAGTTATGCCAGGTTCTTATGATGTTTTCATTTCTTCAAAGGGTGTTTCTCGATGGAACAATAAAAACATTTCTTTGAAATATTGGATCACAACTGAATCAGGAAGTAAGTTTGAAAGGGTTGAATAATGAGTTTGCACAATTTTACAAACGTGTATGATGGAAATGCTACAGATACAATAGCAATTAATTCAGAGTATGTTGTGTCTATTTACGAAACTTTGTATCCAGATCCTAACACAAATGAGTTGGTTCCAGTGACAAACATTTTTACTACAAATAATATTACATATCAAGTAAAAGAGAGTTATCTAGATGTAATTGCTAGATTTAACTCTGATTACTAATATAATTTTATATACATTATGATTTACGTGAGGAACAAAAATGGAACATCTGTTGTGGACAGAGAAGTATCGCCCGAAAACAATCGAAGATTGTATTCTACCGGAACGGTTGAAGAAGCCGTTTCAGGAGTACGTCAACCAACAAAATATTCCAAATCTCCTGTTGAGTGGCGGAGCGGGAGTTGGAAAGACCACAGTGGCCAAGGCTCTATGCAACGAAATTGGCTGCGACTACATGGTAATCAATGGTTCTGATGAGTCTGGTATCGATGTTTTTAGAACTAAAATCAAAAACTATGCTTCGTCAATGTCGTTGTCTGGTGGCCGTAAAGTCATCATCATTGACGAAGCAGACTATCTAAATCCAAATTCAACTCAGCCAGCGCTGCGTAATGCAATTGAGGAGTTTGCTAGTAACTGTTCTTTCATCTTTACTTGTAACTATAAGAATCGCATCATTGAACCTCTGCACAGTCGTTGTGCTGTAGTTGAATTCAATCTGAAGAATGGTGAGAAGGCCAAGATGGCTTCTCTCTTTTTTCACAGAATTCAATCGATTCTGCAAAGTGAAAAAGTCGAGTATGATGACAAGGTTCTGGCTGAGCTCATCAAGAAACACTTTCCAGATTTTCGTCGTATCATTAATGAGCTTCAGCGATACTCTCAGTTCGGTAAGATCGACACTGGTATCCTATCTCAGATTGGTGATGTTACTCTTACGGAGATTGTCGGTTACCTAAAGTCAAAAGACTTCTCTGGTGTCCGGAAGTGGGTGGCCAGCCATGACGTTGATCCTGCCACCATGTACAGGAAGATTTACGATTCGCTCGGTGAGATCCTAAAACCGCAATCCGTGCCGCAGGCTGTAATTATTTTAGCGGATTATCAGTACAAAGCGGCATTTGTTGCTGATCAGGAGATAAATACTTTGGCTATGCTCACGGAATTGATGGTCGATTGCGAATTTTTATGAACCAATTGTTGTATAAAATTTTTGAATGGATCAAAGATGACTACAAAACACACCCATTTCGATTCTGCATCGAAATCGCAGCATGGGCTGCTAGTATCGGCTGCGCTTTCACTATGGCAGTCACGGTACCTAATCCACCCCTTCTTACTCTCTATCCTATTTGGATTACTGGGTGCATTATGTACTCTTGGGCTGCTTACAGTCGGAAATCGTTTGGCATGCTTGCTAACTACTTGCTCATAACTGCAATAGATACTTTTGGATTGATTAGGATGCTGACATGAGCCCATTTGATTATGTAAATGCGATATTAAAGAGTAAAGATAAACTAATTGTAGATGATATCACCGAAAAAGGATATGAACCATTTCTTGTAAACAGGTCATTATCTTATCATAAAGATTGTGTTTTTTATGCAAACGAGATGAATCGGAGGCACCATCTAGATAAAAAGCTACAAAATGATTTCCTTCTAAATACCATCAGGTCCCAGAAAAGGACTTTTGCTAAGTGGGTAAAGCGTGAAAAAAGTGAAGATATAGAATGTGTTAAATTAGTCTATGGTTTCTCCAATTCAAAAGCCCGTGAAGCACTACGCCTACTTAGCAATGAACAAATCCAACAACTAAAAGAACAAACCGAGATCGGTGGATTAAGGAAATGATATGGTTGATTTATCTAAGTTTGTTGAGGTAAGACTCAACGAACAGGACGATTTTCTAAAAGTGCGAGAAACACTCACTAGAATTGGAGTATCATCTAGAAAAGAAAAAGTTCTGTACCAATCTTGCCACATTTTACATAAACAAGGCAAGTATTATATTGTACATTTTAAGGAGTTATTTGCTTTAGATGGAAAACCATCTAATCTTTCTGAAAATGATATACAAAGAAGAAATGCGATTGCTAATTTGTTGGAAGAATGGGGACTGGTTAAGATACTCAATAGACCGATTATCGAAAACAATATTGCTCCACTGCATCAAATTAAAATCATCTCTTTCAAAGAGAAAGACCAGTGGGAACTTATAACAAAGTATAATATAGGTAAAAAATCACAAGATTACTGACATGGTGATTAATCATGAAAAAAGTGAAAAACAAATCCATTAAATTAGTGAATAAATATACAAAAGAAGAAGTATATACTAGAGATTACGATGACGTAATAAAAGAAGGTAATAACGAGTTTATTCGAGTTTACGTACAAAGTAATCCTAACAGAACTTATCTTGTCAACCGACAGGCATTTGTGGTTGTCAAGTAAGTAGTGGTGCCTTAGGGGCCACTTTTTATTAACTTGCTTAAAAGGAGAAAACTATGACTATTACTGGTCGATTTGGTCCAATGATTTTAAATCAAACACTGGGCTTTGAAAATTTTATTCGTGATGTTGAAGCGATTCTAAATGAAAGTAAGCCAACTACAAACTTTCCTCCACATAACATTGTCAAGCTTGACGAAAACAAGTATGTGGTAGAACTCGCTGTTGCTGGTTTTGGTAAAGATGAAATTGATATTCAGGTCCAAGGAAACACTTTAACTATCAAAGGTGAGAAAGTTGAAGGAACTCCTAACCTAGAGTACCTACATCGTGGTATTGGCACACGTTCTTTTACTAAATCAATCACCATTGCAGATACGATTGTAGTACAAGGTGCGGAATACAAAGATGGTATTCTTCGTATTGGTCTTGAGAACATCATTCCAGAACATAAGAAACCACGCCGCATTGAAATTGATAATGAATTAAAAACATTTAAGCCACAACTTCTACAAGAAGAAAAGCAAGCGGCTTAATTTTTTGGGGCTTCGGCCCCATTTAATATTATGAATACACCAGTGACGATGTTAATTCATACTCATAAAGAGTATCCATTCAACTTTGACTCTACATGGGTAAAGCCTTGCTACGCTGCATCTTCTGATTCAAACGAATGGCATCCATCAAACGGCAACTTCATTAATGTGTATGAAGGGTCGGATACTATAAAGAGATTCTACAAATACTATTCAGGTATAAGTGAGTTGGAATTTCTCAAAGCAATGGGTCAACAATCAACAGAATATTACGCAGCTAATCATATTGAATCTGATTACATTGGTTGTGGTTCTTATCGAAGATATTTGGCCATAGAAAATGGTGTTGGTTATGTTGGTGAAAAACTAGAAGTTCCTGCAAGTGAAGAAACTTGTAGATTTTTAACTTCTGATTCACAAATGAATCGAGCTCTGGAATATTTTAAATCAGCTGATGTTGTTTCTAGTAGATTTAGAATGATGCACACTTCTATTGAGAGACAATATTTGGAATCACAACTTCCTGAATATTGGTTTTTCTTCAAACAAGCAATAAAAGAATTGTTTCCAGAGTATAGAAGGCATATGATTTGGTTTACAGATTATAGCATTTGTAACTATGAGTGTGTTTATCTGATGCCAAAACCTCTGTTTAGGAAAATGTTCCATGAATATTTTTCGATAATGGAATATATTTGGCAAAATTGTGAAGAAGTTTATCCAGATAAAAACAAGAGGAGTTGGCACTGCTCTGAACCGTTCCCTTGGCGTTACCCAGGTTTCTTGAATGAAAGATTTGTTCCTTTCTTCATGTATGCCAACGGGTTGAGAAAAATTGAAGTACCATTAGCGTTCTTATCATGAAAGAAAAATACTTAAAATCATATATGGCAGTGGCAGAAATATTTGCTGAACAATCTTCGGCAAAGAGACTGCATGTTGGAGCTATCGTCGTAAAAGATGATAGAATCATTAGTATTGGTTACAATGGAATGCCATCTGGTTGGGACAATGAATGTGAAGATACATTTATTATTCAAGATGAAGTGGCTCCCGGCGTCTTTAGCTTGACGAAAAGGACAGAGTTCAAAACTAAACCAGAGGTTCTTCATGCTGAAACCAATGCCATCGCTAAATTAGCCAAGAGTACGGAATCTGGAGAAGGCGCATCTATTTTTATTACACATGCACCTTGTCTAGAGTGTGCTAAATTGATTTATCAATCTGGCATAAAAGAAGTTTTTTATAAAAACGAATATCGGTCGGAAGACGGTATAAATTTTCTTAAAAAGTGTAACATTGACATTGTTAAATTATAGGAGAAATTATGTCACAAGTAAAAGGAACTAAAACTGAATTAAACCTGAAAGAAGCCTTTGCGGGTGAAGCTCAGGCTAATCGTCGTTATCTCTATTTTGCAAACATGGCTGATATTGCCGGCGCTCAAGAAGTCGCTGCTGTTTTCCGTCATACTGCTGAGGGTGAAACAGGCCATGCACACGGTCACATGGAGTATTTGATTGATGGTGGCGCTGGTGATCCTGCTACTGGAATGCCAGCAAGCAATATCATCCAAGCTCTAGAGTCATCTATTGAAGGTGAAACACACGAATATACCGACATGTATCCTGGTATGGCTAAAACCGCTCGTGAAGAAGGTTTTGATGAGATTGCTGATTGGTTTGAGACACTTGCTAAAGCAGAACGCAGCCATGCAGGCAAGTTTAAGAAAACTTTAGAGGCATACAAACAAGAAATGGGCGTTTAATTGCCTCTTTTCTGATTCGTATTTTGTATAATATTGTTTTTATTCAAAGGAAAAAAATGAACATTCGTGAACTGGCAAAAAAACTTGCTACTGAAAATAAAATGATTCATGCAGAGAAGTATGATTTGTACCTACGTGATTTCGATAACAAAGTAGAAGTTTTGGGGTGGGTTCAAGATCCACTGATCGATGTTAATGATTTTCAAAATAGAGAAATGTTAATCCCCAACCGCTGGGTCACACTTGGTGTCCTGGATGCTGATATGAAGGTGTCTGTATGACAGTTAAACTAATTACCCTTAAAACCAATCATACTTTGATTGGAAAAGTTGATGAAGAAGGAAACTTTAATGTAAAAATCAAACAACCCGTTCAAGTCGTTGTTCAACCAACGAAAGATGGACCAATGATGGGTTTTGTTCCTTTTGTTGATTTTAGTGAGGACTTTAAAACAGGATTCACAATCAGTAACAGTGATATCCTTTTTACTAGTTTACCTGTAAGAGAACTTGAAAATCAGTACAATAAGATGTTTGGTTCGGGCATCGAAATTGCTTCTTCAATTCCTAAATTATAATGAATGACAAATAATTATTATACAAATGTTTCGTGCCTCGGAAGTAACATCCTCTTCCGAGGTGTTAAAGACGGCCGGCGTGTTAAGTACAAAGTTGCTTACACGCCGACTTTGTTTTTGAAGTCGAACAAAAAAACCAATTTTAAATCTCTTGAGGGTTTTAACCTTGAACCTGTCAAGTTCGATTCTATTCGTGAAGCAAGAAATTTTATTCAAGACTACAACAAAGTAGAAGGGTTTAAAATTTATGGTAATGACAGATACGAATACGCTTACATTGCTGACACGTTCAAAGACGATATCAATTGGAAACTTGAAGAACTATCTATCGCTTTAATTGATATTGAGGTCGGATCAGAAAATGGTTTTCCTGATCCGTACAAAGCCACAGAACCAATCACAGCCATCGGCATAAAATACATGAATGGCAATATGATTGTCTATGGTTGTGGTGATTATAACAATTATAGAGATGATGTTACATACTTAAAGTGTAAAGATGAACTTGATCTTTGCCGAAAGTTTCTACAAGATTGGCAAGAAAATTGTCCTGATGCTATCAGTGGTTGGAATATCCGTTTCTTTGATATTCCATATTTGGTGAATCGTATCAGTAATCTTCTTGGTGAAGATGAAATGAGAAAACTTTCTCCTTGGAATATAATTAACACCAAGAAAATTACAAAGATCAACCGTGAATTGGATGTTTACGACATTCTTGGAATTCCTACACTTGATTACATTGAACTCTATCGTTGGTATGCTCCGGCTGGTAAATCACAAGAGTCATACAAACTAGACCATATAGCCAGTGTAGAACTTGGGGAAAATAAACTATCTTATGATGAGTATGAAAATCTTCATGATCTTTATCGACTAAACTATCAAAAGTTTATTGACTACAACATCAAAGACGTTGAACTGGTTTTAAAACTTGAGAACAAGTTAAAGTTGATTGAACTTGGTTTGACTTTGGCATATGACACAAAAACAAATTATGAGGATATTTTTGCACAAACAAGAATGTGGGATGCTCTTATCTACAATTATTTGTTAGATAAAGATATAATTGTTCCCCCTAAAGTTGTGAAGAATAAGAACGCTGCATTTGAGGGCGCCTATGTGAAAGAACCTCAAGTTGGTGCTCATGATTGGGTTGCATCATTTGACCTAAACAGTCTATATCCACATTTGATGATGATGTACAATATATCACCAGAAACTTTGATTGAACCAAAAGACTATGATTCTACAATGTCTGAAATTCTTTCTCAAAATATTTCTGTTGAAAAACTACTGAACAAACAAGTAGACACATCAAAATTGAATGGTACGACCTTGACACCGAACGGCCAGTTTTTCAGAACTGACATTCAAGGTTTTCTTCCTAAAATGTTGGAAGAAATGTATGAAAGTCGTAAGAAATTCAAAAAGATGATGCTTACGGCCAAGCAACAATATGAAAATGAAACTGACGAATCAAAAAAAGAAGAAATAAAAAATAGAATTTCTCGATATGATAATCTTCAGTTGGCTAAAAAAGTTTCTTTGAACTCCGCTTATGGTGCTTTGGGCAGTCAATACTTTCGATTCTATGATTTGAGGCAGGCTCTTGCTGTTACTCAGGCAGGACAATTATCGATTCGTTGGATTGAAAAGAAACTTAATGAGTACATGAATAAACTATTAAAAACGGAAGGAAAAGATTATGTTATCGCCTCAGATACAGATTCGATTTATCTGCGTCTTGGTGAACTTGTTGAAAAAGTGTATAATTCGGGACAAAAAGTACCGAGATCAACCGAAAAAATCATCGAATTCATGGATAAGGTTTGTGAAAGTAAACTACAACCTTTTATTGATGAAAGTTATCAAGAGCTTGCTACGTATGTAAGTGCTTATGGCCAAAAGATGCAGATGAAACGTGAAGCACTTTCTGACAGAGGAATCTGGACTGCAAAGAAAAGATATATTCTTAATGTGCATAACAATGAAGGGGTCCAATACAAAGAGCCTAAGATGAAAGTTATGGGCCTTGAGATGGTGAAATCTTCTACACCGGCAGCTATTCGTGAAAAATTGAAACAGGCTATTCATATCATTCTGAATGGTAAAGAAAGTGATATTCATGAGTTTATTGAAGAATTCAGGAATAGTTTTAAAACTTTACCGCCAGAAGAAGTATCTTTTCCCAGAGGATTGAATGGTTTGAAAGATTATTTTGATGCCGCTACTCTATATAAAAAAGGAACACCAATTCATGTAAAGGGCGCTTTGCTATATAATAATAGGTTGTTGGCATTAAAGTTGGATAAAAAATATCCAAAGATTCAAGACGGTGAGAAGATTAAGTTTACTTACCTAAAACAACCAAATCCCTTAAAAGATATGGTCGTATCTTATCCAACAAGATTACCACCAGAATTTGGTCTACATGAATATGTTGATTATGATACACAATTTGAGAAAGCTTTCTTAGAACCAGTTAAGATTATTCTCGATTGTATGGACTGGACAACAGAAAAAAATAATTCACTCGAAAGCTTTTTCTCATGACACAGTTTATATTACCATTTTTAACCGCTATCGCTCTTTCTGCGGTAGCGGCTTATTACTCGGTAATAGGTTTAGCTCAAATATTTCCAGGATCTTATTGGCCAGTAATTATTATGGGTTCTATTTTGGAAATATCCAAAGTTGTAACAACTTCTTGGTTGTATAATAATTGGAAAGAAACGAATGTAATGATGAAAACCTATTTCACCATTGCAGTAGTTTTGCTTATGGGCATTACGTCAATGGGTATTTTTGGTTATCTTTCAAAAGCACACATCGAACATTCAAGCACGATAGCACCACAAGCAGCGAAGGTAGAACTCTATGATGAAAAGATCAAAGTTATTCAATCGCAGATCGATAGGAACAACAAGAACCTTAGTCAGTATGA